GAAAAAAGAGTTCCTTTGAATTAGTTTAATTGATAGTTCGGTCTCGTTCAGTTATGTGAAAGCACGTACTAGAACGTTATACGAGCTTTCCAAAGTTATATACAGATACATGCAAATTCATAACGCTCCTATAATCCCTCACAGAGGTTTAGGGAGGCTCCTCGGATTAAGCGAACGACAGTTCCCCTCCCTTGTAATTTATTTAAGGAGACCGTATGTGGTCAGCAATTATATCAGCAGTCAGCACTGTGTTCAAAGGCTGGGTTGATGTTAAAAAATCTAAGCAAGAAGCAGAAGCCGCTTATCACAGGCAAGCCCTCAAGGGTGAGCAAGACTGGGATATCAAGGCTATGGAAGCTGCTAAGTACTCGTGGAAAGACGAGTTAATAACACTTATCTGGTTCGCCCCGTTAGTTGTTGCGTGGTTTGATCCAGACAGAGCAATGAAATGGATTCAGTTCGTATCGGAGTTGCCTCTGTTCTACCAGATTGGTATGTTTGGTATTATGGCAGCATCGTTCGGGCTAAGGTGGTTCTTCAAACAACAAGGTTTGAAATTACGAAAATAGGAGCCAATAATGGCACGTTATGACAGAAATACAGCTTTTAGTCTGCGACAGATGAATGCTGAGCTTGAGAAGGTTCAGGACAGCATAGACACTATGTTGGATAGGGAAGGTACTGCACCCAACCAGATGTTGTCCAGCATTGATATGAACAGCTTCCGTCTCTATAACTTACAAGACCCCTCAAGCAACAAAGATGCTGTGAACAAAGAGTACGTGGATGCCCTGTTAGCAGGTACTAATACTCAGGGTGTTGTTCCGATTGTCTTAGCAAGACAAGAAGGCGACGGAATCACTGTTGCCTTTACAATCCTTAACAACGGCAGTTCAGCAAACAGTTTCTTTGTGTTTCTCGATGGTATAGCTCAGAAAGCAAACACAGACTACAGTGTCTCGGGAACAACACTTACATTTACAGAAGCTCCGGCAAACGGCGTAAGTATTGACATCACGTACTTCGAACCTGCTGTCCTAACAGATATCCCAACAATTGTTGGCGGTGTTACATCATATGAATTCGATACGGTAGATGACTTTAAAAATGGAATATTAATAGGCAGTCAAGTAGTTAGCTTAGAAGCAGGTGACGTATTAAGAATAAAAGAACGTGGTGACGCCGAGTTTGATTATGTTGATGGTGTTGCGGGTGCAAATGACATTGATATTATTTCTGATGGCACAGGGAGTGCCGTACTTAGAATTAAATCAAAGATGGACTCTAAAAACTTTGGTGCTGTATCGGGATCGGATTCGACAGCCAACTACGAGAATGCTGTCAATCAGGCAAGCTTATCTCACTTAGTTATTAGCGAACTTGTTCCAACTTCCAAGGCCATAACAATTTCAAGAGACAACATTACAATCGACATTGCTAATACAATGACAAGAGTTTTTGAAGACCCTCTACCTATTTCAGAACGTGGCATTTTTACCGCAGATGGGCAAACTGATATTACTATAAATGGGAACTTTGACTTAAAAGGCGAAGGTTCAAGAAGCATCGGTGTTGCCGGTCTTATTCCAAACGAATACAACACAACATCAGGGCAAACAGGCATTAGTGGGCCAGCAAACAGCGCGGTCTTTTTTGTTCGTTGTTCAAACATTCGAATTACAGGTCGAGCAGAGGCAACGGGCGAAGTTGGATATCTTCTTAGAAACTGCGGCGATGTTGATATGGATGTTTCTGTAGAAAACTGTTCAAACGCAGGTGTTGAATTGTCTTTCCCTGCCGCTGATGGAAGTGTTGCCCCAATGCCGATTAGGGAAAACTATACAATCAAATGCGATGCGCGATACGTTAATGACCTAAAGTTAGGTGCAGGTAATGGCACTGCGGTTTCCATGGCTGGTTCTGCTGTTAATGAGGTGTTTAGAAACTTCGATATCGAAGTTTGGGGTTATCGTAACTCACGTGAAATACACCAAGAATTTAACTCGGGCGCAAGGGTTGAAAACTTTAGGCACAAGGTATTTAGTCGCGACGCACTGCAAGGTGCTGTTGCCACACAAGGAAGGCATGGATTGGTTGAAGGTGTCTTTATTAATGGTGGCTCAGGCGGAACAGGTGCATTAAATACAGGCTACCCAGACCTATACGGGTATCGAGGCAGTTCAAATTCCGATGACGTTAAAGTCAGAATGCAAATTATATCGACTAATGACGATGGATTTACCACAGGTTCAACAGGTGTTACTACGGCTGGCTCTAATGTGTTCACTGATGCAAGCGCAAACTTCCCTGTTGACATTGTAGGTAAAGCAATCTCTATTGGAGGCGCAAATCCATCAGGTGCAAACTTTGAAGCGTATGTAGTTAGTCGAGATAGCGCAACACAATTGACATTAGATTTAAATGCGGGTGCAACTGTTGCAAGTGCGAATTATGCGTATGGAACAGGTTGTAGAACACCAATGAGCTTTAGCGGTTCGGGAAGTGTGGACTTCTCTAATTCCACTATAATTGGCGGCGTGTTCAGTAATTTACCGGGAGAACCCGCAGCAAGGGCAGTTGGATTCAACGCTGGTGGCGGCCAGAGTTCAGCAAGTAATATGCTTATTCAAGCACCTAGTTTAATTGGGACGGCTTCGGCTCCTGTGGGGCTTTATGTGTCTACAGGATTCACTGGCCCGATTACAGAGAGAAGTAACATAATTGAAGGGTTTGATGAGGCTTACCAAGGATTCTCATCAGCAAGTTCAGCCATTCGTTGCCCAATCAATAGACAACTAGTTCAAGATGCAAACCCTGATGCAGCGGCAGATACATACGGCACTGTACTTACTTTCACACCAAGAAATCAGACCTTTGATTACTTTACAGACATATCGGTTGAGTTTGATTTTGACGGTGCAGCAGCAGGGACTCTAACGGCTGAACTTGAGGCATTTTTTGTTGACGGCGGATCGAATATGGTTTCACTTACTGCAACGGCGGATTCAACTTTTGAACTAACAACAGCTCAGCTTGCTACACTGCAACGAGACAATCAGAAGATAACTTCTTTAACGTTCAAAGTTAAAAACTCAGATGCAGGCAGGCAAACGGATAGAGGAAGGCTAAGCTTTATCGGTATCGAATCATAGGGGAATAGATGTCTAAAATCAAACTCAGGGGCAGCAATAATGTCATGTTAACTCAAGCACTTTTCTCTGAGTTTGACAAAGACGCCCCGTACACATTAAAACACGAAAGTCACGGCAACTTCAAAAGTGTTTATGAGATCTATATGGAGAGTACCGATGAGTACGAGGCTGCCATTAAGATTGTAAACAACATGGTTCACTGGGAGAAGCTCTGCGGTCTTGATTGGTTCATGAACGGTATCCCAGAGAAGAACATCCGTGGTTTGAAAGACTGGCGCGAGGATATGAAGCATAGAGATGCTTCCCTCGCTAAACGCCAGTTAATCGAACAGACTAAAACAGGTAATACCACAGCAGCCCGTGCCTTGTATGACATGGCAACTAAAGGGAGCAAAGGCAGACCTGAAAAGAAAACAACTAAACAAGACAAGTCCTCAGTCACTGAACTGTTTAAGGGTGCTAAGAGATGACATTAACAGAAGGGATAATGGTTATAATCGGCATCCTGAACTTAGGAGCAGTTCCATTGGTGAAGCATATTTTCAATCAACTTGGAGAGTTGAAAGAGAAACAGGAAGATCATTCTCGCGAGCTTCACGAACATAAGCTGCATGTGGCAGAAAACTACGTAACCAAAGAGCAGATTAAACTGGATTTCGAAAGAATTGAAAAGTCGCTCGATGAGATCAAAGATTTGGTGAAAGGGAAGTAATGTATGATGACAGTTGATGATATTAGGGAGCTATGTGAATCATCCCTGTTCGAATACGCCAAAGTGATGTTCCCTAATCGATACTTTGGTGATGTGCATGAAGAGCTTTTTAATTTCTTTCAGAAGTCTCTTGAGTACGCTATGGAGACAGGAGATGGTGATAACGCAGGCGCGCTAGTACCTCGTGACCACCAGAAAAGTTTCTGTATTGCGGTAGCAGTATCTTGGGCTATTACTAAGTACCCTTGGTTCACTATTGCATACGTATCGTCTAACCCAACACTATCCGAACGTCAATTAACGATTATTAAGAATGTGTTCAACTCAGATTACCATAGAGAGTTATGGCCTGAGATGTTGAACTACGAAATAAACCCTCGTACTAAACAGCTTGAGCACAGACCCTTGAGTTCTTGGACAAAGACAGAGCTTAGCGTAGACCACAAAGACCGACCTAAGTCTGAGAAAGATCCAACAATATTTGCAACTTCTGCTAAGAGTACCAACACTGGTGCTCACTTTAAACTCTGCGTATTTGATGACTTAGTTACCAATGAGAACTACAGATCAGCGGCAGAGCGCGAAGAGATACGTGAGGTTTACCAGTCTTTCGCTAGTATCGCTACAACAGGTAGCCTTATGTGGTTGGTTGGTACACGATACGGCGATAACGACCTGTATGCTGACCTTAAAGAAAAAACATACACAGTATTCGATGATGATACTGGAGAGGTTGTTGAAGAAAGGCATCTTTGGAAATGGTTCGAACGTGTAGTTGAAGATAGTCGAACACGTGATGGTTCTGGTAACTACGTATGGCCGAGAGCTAAGGGTGGCGATGGTAACTGGTACGGTTTCAATGCTACTGAATTGTCCCGTAAGAAATCATCAGCGTTTAACTTAGAGTTGTTCTACGCCCAGTACTACAACGACCCTAACGCGGCAGATACCGATAATGTAGATGCCAGATGCTTCCAATACGCAGACCCCAGACATCTGAAGATGGAGAAGGGTGTGTGGTTTTACGGAAACAAGCAATTACGCACACACTGTGGGATGGACTTAGCCTTCACTGAGGGTGGTATCAAAAAGGTTCGTCGAGATTACACAGCCATCTCGGTTATTGGTTGGGATGAAGACGGCTACTTGTACGTGCTTGAACAGAAAAGATTTCAGACCTCAGATATTGAGAAGTACTACAACGAGCTTATGGAGCTTTGGGAGTACTGGAGATTCAAAGAGGTCAGCATTGAATCCAACGTAGGTGGTTCAGTTGTAGTTAACTTCATACAGAACGAAGTGCGGAAGCACACAACAAATCTTGTAGTGAAGGGGATACAGTCTTCTAAGAACAAACAAGAGCGTATCGAATTAACGCTGATACCTCTGTATCGAAACCAATCCGTGTTTCACTTCAAAGGTGGCTACTGTAAGCAACTAGAAGAAGAACTCCGATTGACAAGACCTCCTCACGATGATTTAAAAGATAGTTTGTACATAGCAGTGGCTAATTCTCCTAGACAGAGAAAGCCAAGTCATAGCTTCAAGAGTTCAAACAGATCCTCTTCTGTAGTACAAGCTGGAAACAGATTCCATAATAGACGGAGGCGGGCATGATGATTATGTACGGAAGATTCGAATGTGTGGGTGGCCAACTTTTCATATGGAAGCATAATGAAAACATCGACATGTCTGCCGACGATCAGTACTTACACAACATTAAACATTTTCCCGACTTTAAGGTGATGCTAGGAGGTTCTTTTGAGCACGCAACCTTTAACAATTACAAGGTACAATGAGGACAACATTGCTGCTGCTGAAATAGCTCGCATGTGGTTCGAATGGAATAACTTCCGAGTTAACGCTAGAAACCTCTGGGGCGAGATAGATAGCTATATCCACGCAACAGATACCTCAAGTGTTAGCTACAACGAAACAGATCACAAGACAATGATTCCAGTGATCTCTGAGATTCACGAAGATCTGAACGCTATTATGTACGGCACAGTGTTGCCACATGAGGATTGGTTAGGTTGGAGAGGCTACGACATGGAGGCTGTAACAGTCTCTAAGCGTAAGAAAGTCTTATCCTATATCAAACACCTCCACACTGTTAACGGATTCCGTCAGGCAGTACGGAGCTTCTTAGATGACTACAGTCGATATGGTAACTGCTTTTGTCAAGTTCAGTACCAAGACAACACCGTGGTTGATGAACAGGGTAATGTAGTCTCTGGTTTTAGCGGAGCTGTCCCTGTTCGAATCAGTCCTTACGATATCGTGTTCAATCCGACAGCTAAGACCTTTGATGCAGCTCCTAAGATCATTAGAACAATGATGTCTGTCGGTGAGTTCGTCCAGTGGGCTAAGTTACAGCAAAGCTTAGGTATCGAGATCAAAGATGAAGTAATCGACCAAGTCGTTGCACATAGGGGTCAAGGTACAAACAACACTGATACCAGTAATGTTCAGAAGAACAACCAGTACGTCCCTGATGGTTTCGGTACAATCGAACAGTACTACATCTCAGGTTTCGTAGAAGTTCTCTGGTTCTACGGAGACATCTTCGACTTAGAGACCCAAGAGATCCATAAGAACAGATGTATTACCGTAGTTGACCGAAGCACTGAGTTGTTCAATATTGAAGAAAAGAACAGCAGAATTTATAAAGGTTCTTGGAAACCTCGTCCAGACAACCTCTGGGCACAGGGCGCTCTTGATAACATCGTAGGCATTAACTACATGGTCAACCATCGAGAGAACAGCAAGAACGATGCCATTGATAGGTTCATCCATCCTGATCGAGCTTTTGTCGGAGATGTGGATGAGATCTACGATGAGAACACCGGACAAACTAAGTACATTATGCCTGAAGGTGGAAGTGTCACAGATATTCGACCTGATGCTACTGTACTTACTTTTAATAATGAAATCGACATGCACCTCGACTTCGCACGAAGGGCAGCTCGTCTTCCTCAACAACTTAGTGGTTTCCGAACCGCAGGAGAGAAGACGGCGTTTGAAGTCCAAGCTCTGAACGATGGTGCGTTCCGTGGTTTCATAAACAAAGCTGAGCAATTCGAACAAGAGTTCTTGGAGAAGATAATCACTGCTGAGATCGAAGTAGCTAAAGAACACTTCAGTTCCGTAATCAAAGTTCTGGAAGAAGACTCAGAGGGTATCTTCCGAATGTTAGAAGTGACCCAAGATGACTTAAGTGCTAACGGGAAGTTAGTTCCTTACGGTGCGAGACGATTCGCTAGGTCTCTTCAGCAACAGGCAGGTCTGAACCAGTTAGCTAACAGTAACTTGAATCAGATGATTGCTCCACATGTGAACACTTGGAACATGGCACAAGCTGTGAATGAAGTGTACGGGTTTGGAGATTACAACATGTTTGGTAAGTTTGCAAGCATTGAGGAGCAGACCGAAGCTCAACGTATGCAAGCACTGGCTGCTGAACAACAAGTTAATGAGCTATCTGAGCCTACGATGTCTGAAATGGTTATGGATGCGGAGGAAGAGATTCCAGATGACGTTTAAGATTCCTGCATTTATGAGCAAGATGTTCAGCTCAGCTAAGACTAAACAAGAAAAAGATACATTAGTTCAATCCTATAAGAACTGGTATCACAATGAAATAACACAAGAGTTTATCAAAGACCTTGAGAAAGCTCTTGAAGAACTTCAGGAAGAGGAGGATAAGAAGTTCGACTTCACCTCCCTGTTCCAGAGTAAACATGTCTCTGCCAATTACAAAGGACAGAGAACGATCTTGAAGAAGATCATTAAAAAACTAAACTACCAATTATAGGTGAACTATGTCTGACCAGACTTTAAACCCTCAGGACAACCCTAACCAAGGGCAACAGGGATCTCCATTGTTTTCAGTAGGTGATCGCCAGTACGACGCAGAAGCGGCGCAGAAAAAAATTATTAACGCTGACAATCACATCAATACTATTGAAAGCGAAAACGCGACTTTAAAACAGAAGATGTTGGAAATGCAAGCTCAGTTAGACCAAGCAACTAAGCTAGATGATGCCTTAGCTCAGCTAGGACAACAGCAAACTCCAGCACCTCAGCCCACAGAAACACCAACTCCTGTGGATGTCGAAGCCTTGAAAGCAGATTTGCTTAGACAGGCACAAGAAGCCGCTAATAACTCAGTAGCTAGTTTCCAACAACAGCAGATCGCAGGTGCAAACCAAAACGAAAGCATCTCAGCGGCTCAGAAGTTCTATGGAAGCGAGTACGAAAGTAAGCTACGAGAGAAAGGCGCAGAATTAGGTTTGGATGACACAGCTATTGTAAATATGGCTAAAGGTAATCCAGTCCTGTTCAAAAGAACCTTCGGGTTAGAAGGAAATCCTAAAGTTACTCCAAACGTGGACGGCTCTGTTAACACAGGTGGTATGAACCCATCAGTTAAGCCAGACCTGAAGCCTATGGGTAAGCAATGGGGCAGCACCGCTAAACTAGAAGCCCTTAACCATAATGAAGCGCAGATTGCTAAAGTCTTAGCAGATCATGGTGGGGACTTAGCATCGGCAGCCCGTTCTTTAGGAATTGACATTAAAAACTTTGCAGGTTAATCCTGCTTTATTGAGGAAATATAAATGAGTGTTTCAACTCCAGCGAATAGTCAAAATATCATTCGCCAGTTTTTGTATGCGCAGGAACTACAAGCGCGTTTACGTGACTGGTTGATCGGTCGTCCATTATTCAACGATCGTACTGCTGAATTCGGCGACGGTGATGAACTAACCATCACACAGATCGGTCAGCGTGCATTGAAGGATCACTTGGACGGCTCTGCAATTGACTTCACCAAAATCGACACATCTCGTATCGTGCTTAAGGTAACTGAGGCATACGAAGATGGTTTCGCGGTGACAGACGACCTAAAAGAAGATTCACATCAGTTCGCGGCTTACTGGGCTAAGAACGTTGACGAATCTGGCCTAGCTTTCGAACGTCAACTTGAGTCTGACGTACTAGCGGTAGCTAACCAACAAACTGCTAACGATCCTAACTTGATCAACGGTCAAGCTCACCGTCGTGTAGCGGGTTCTGGTGGTACTGCGGGTATTATTACTATCGAAGACTTCAACCGTATGAAGCTAGCTTTCGATAAGGCTCGTGTTCCTGTTGAGAACCGTGTGGCAATCGTTGATCCTAAGGTTGAGTTCGAATTGAACCAATTGATCGACCAGACTGCTGTGACCAACGGCTCTACATTTAACTACGACTTCCAAGGTCTAGTTCAAGAAGGCTTCGGTGATCGTTTGAACATCGTTCGTAACATCATGGGCTTCAACATTATCATCTCTCACAACCTTCCTGATGTAGGTGCAGAGACAATTGATGCAGGCGATGGTACTGGCTCACTAGCAGTGAATGACGGTGTAGCTAACATCTTCATGTCTATGGCAAGCTCCGATGCAATGCCGTTCATGGGTGTGATGCGTCGTATGCCTGACCCTGAAATGTTCCGTAATGTGAACTTACGTCAGGATGAGTGGACTGCAACAGCTCGTTGGGGCTTCGCAATCCAGCGTCCAGAGACTCTTGGTGTTATTTTAACTGAAAAGTAAGGAATTCAATAATGGCTATTGAACGTAAAGACCAGACTGCAAACAACTTAGGTTACCCTGATACTGCATATGGTGTTGTAAAAGCAGAGGCGCTTGGCTACAAGGGTTCTGCAATGGGTACTGGCTCTGGTCAGCTAGATGAATACAAAGCTGAGTACGTGTATGACTTAGCGGACTTACCATCAAGTTTCACCTCTGAGTCAGATGCAGGTTTAACCACACTTCCAGTAAGTGCTGTTCCTGTTAAGGTTGAACTTCAAGTTCTTGAAACCCTTTCAGGTGGTACTACTCTTGATGTTGGTTTATCTCAACCAGACGGTACTGTAATCGACGCTAACGGCCTTGTGGCCGGTTACACTGGTACTGCTGTAGGTGACTACGCAGAAGGTGCAGGTGCAGTGATCGGTACTGACATCGCAAACGAAGGTCAGGTCACTTTGACCACAGACCGCACTGCGGGTAAGATTAAGGTTACTGTTAAGTACCTTACTTTAGCTGCATAAGTAATGGGGGCGAAAGCCCCCTTTCTTTAAGGAGTCATAATGCAAAGAACTTTATTGCAAGTTGTGCAATCTTATTTGAACCGTACAGATGGCTTCTTCGTGGATAGCATCTATGACACGGATGAATCTCAACAAGTAGCTTTGATTGCGGAAGAGGTGTATTACACTCTTTGTCAGAACTACTCTAACTTATTGTATCTTCAAAAGGACATGCCCTTAGAGTCTTTGGGAGATCCTACAAAACCTAATTATTTACTAATCCCTCAGAACCTGCAAAGGATCCAAGAAAGTCGAATCTGGTACAACACAGCAGAAGATGATGAGGGTCAGACAGTTTTCTATCGAGAGGTTAAATACATTACACCTCTTGAATTCAATGATATGACAGCCAACCGGGATGACAAAGCTGACAACGCTCAAGTGGTAGACACACCTAACGGAACTAAACTGGTCATTGAAAATGATAAGTGGCCTGAGTACTGCACGAGTTACGATGGTGTCACTGTAGTGTTTGATTCATTCAACAGTGAGTACGACACCACTTTACAAGCAAGTAAGTCTAAGGTTGTTGCTACGGAAGAGCCTGTGTTTCTTCAGGAAGATGATTTCTTAATCCCAATCCCTGACAGGCTTTCAGAGACGTACCTAAGCAATGTGCTACATGAAGCATACTCTGCATTACGTCAAGAAGAGAACCCTACGCTAGCACAGCGGGCACGTAGAGACCGTATCCGTCTCCAACAAGACAGCCGTGAGATGGGTGCAGCGGGGAGACCTAAAACCCGTATGGGTCGAAGATTAAACATACAGCAATACGGAAGACGCAGGAGCGCTAGTTAATGTTACAATTCACAACCAAGAATGGCAAGACTTACCAACTCAAGATGAAGGACGGAGATCACTTCCTTCGTTGGTACGGAGATGGTCAACTTCACCCAATCCTAAAAGGGGGTTACACTGGGATTAAAGAAGCTGAGTCTGCAATGAACAAATACCTTCGGGAAGTCGATTCTGGCAAAGCTGAGAAGAAAGAAGCCACACTCTTAGAGGCACTAGAGCCTTTAGAGAAGAAGGTGGACTTAGTTGCGTTTGCAGATAGACACCGTATTCTTATCCCAGAGGAATTCAAGATTCCTTCTCAAATTAAAAAATATCTTAAGACTAAGGTAGGAGCTTAACATGCCGAGAGCTAGAGGTGAAAAAGATTACTTAAGCCTTTTGATGGGTTTGAATACAGAAGCAAATCCTCTGGCTTTTCCAGAAGGCTACACTACAGACGAGCTGAACTTCCTCTTAGATAAGAGTGGGGATGTTCGCATACGAAGAAAAGGCTTGGAGAACTCTACATCGGATCAGTCTTACACTTCATCCAACAACCTCCCATCCATTTCCGGAGCCTATTATTGGCGAGATTTGGATGTAATCGTTGTAGTAGTGTCTACCCTTAGCGACGAGGTTGTGCTGCGTGTTCATAGGAATGATGCTTCATTCACCTTCGTCGACGAGTACGAAATTGACCCATCGGCAGGGGCTTTATACATCCCAACATTTTCCCCTATTCTCTCTGGGTTGGTAGTAACAGGAAGTGGTGGTAACAACTACATCAAACCTGTTCTTTTACAAAAAAACTCCAGTGGGGATATTGACATATACAGCACACAGTTGTACTTCAGAGATTTTGACCTTATAGATGATGGTCTTTCTGTTTCAAACAGACCGGGGTCTTTAACCGACGAGCATACATACAACCTGTACAATGCAGGCTGGTACGCAGACAGGAAGAACGCCTCAGGTGAGTTCGTAGACCCACTCTCCTTATTCGAAGGTCAGGTGGTGACTTATAACGTCCCTACGACATTCTCTGCGACTAATACTTTTGTGATGCAACAAGTTGGTATCCAGAATGCAGACCTGAACAGCGGCGACTCTGTTACTGTGGTAGGCAGTGCTAGTAACGACGGAACTTACACAGTATTCTCGGTAGACCGCTCGACCCCAAACGAACTTACCGTAGTTACTGTTGAAAACACGATAGTGAACGAAGCGACTATCACTGTAGCGATAACCGCGGAGCAGGGGGGTATCCCAAGTAATGCAGACATCCCTGTTCTTGGTTTGAAAGTGGACAGTAATGGGGACGAGATCTTCAGCGCAGATACCCTTTTTGAGACAGTTGTCGGAAGCACCGAAGCTCCTCGTGGTCACTACATCTTTGATATTGAAGAGAACAGAACCCGTGATGATGTTTTATCAACAAAACAGACAGATGGTTCCGTTCCAACAACAATCACTTTTGAGGCAACGATAGCGCTATGACTCTTCCTTTAATAAATCCCGACAAACCTACTGTGAGTACCTCTGGTTTTGGAAGAGTGTTTTTTGCAGGAGGTAGTACTTTGTACTACTCGCCAGTTCTTGAGCAAACAGCAGACTTGGGTCGATGCTATCAGGTAAACGATCCAACTTCAGACGAAAATTCTGACCTTCTAGACACCGATGGTGGGGCGCTAAAACTTCAGGATGCTGGTCAGATTATAGATATAGCAGTATATCGTATTGGTATTCTGGTTTTCACAAACCGAGGGGTGTGGTACGTATATAACGGCGAGACGGGTTTCCGAAGCACTTCATACCAAGTCAGTAAGATAAGTGAAGAGGTTCTTCTGAACCAAGGGGCATATGTAGAAGCACAGGGAATTATGTACTTCGCAACACCAACGGATATCAATGTTATCGTTCCTAACGAGTTTGATAACTTATCTGTTAACTCTTTGACGGATGATACGATACTTTCGTACTACAAGAATCTTGTCGAAACCGATATTATTTCCCCAGTGTACGACAGGGCTAACTCTCAGATATGGTTCAATTGTTCAGATTGTTCTTTGGTCAGAGATCTGAGAGCTAACGCTTGGTATCCCCAACAGTTTGTGGGCGATAGGGGCATCCCAGACTCATTGTACATAGACAATGAAGTTCTGTTCGTCAATTCCAAACTTTACGGACTGAATACAGTTAACTATAACTTTGCGAAGAACACAAACACGTTGTTTCAAGATTTCGGGACAGATATACAAGCATACCTTGTATCAGGCTTCGAGACCCTTGGTAAGTTCAGCCACAAGAAAGCCAGTACATACGGATCGTTCTTCTTTCAGAAGACAGAGACACAGGTTACTGCTTTTGATGAAAACACTATGGAACTAGTATTTGATCTTCCCAGTTCATGTACTCTTCAGCTCCGTTGGGACTTCGACAGCAGTAACGCCTACGATAAGTGGGTCACAGTTACTGGTAATCTGTACCAGCCTATGAAGCGTGGGTTCATTCCACCAGACGAGGACGATCTCCCTTGGAGCTTTGATACTGGCGAGCAGATCGTCTCTAAGAAGACTAAGCTTCGGGGTAACGGAAAGGCAGTTCAGTTCCGCTTTGATGCAGAGCCAGAGAAAGATTTACAATTACTCGGGTACTCAGTCGAGTACACAATGCGAGGTAGGCAATAATGGCATTAGGTTTAGCATTAGCTGTTGGTGGTCTTGTGGGCAGTTCTTTAGTTGCAGGGGCGGAAGCAAGATCCCAACAAAGAAAAGCTTCTAGGTTGCAACAACGGCTACAAGAGCGTCAGACAAGACGTGAGCGACTTTCTCAAGTAAGAGAGGCTCAGGTACAGAGAGCACGTATTATCGCTTCAGGAGCAGCTACAGGGGCTTTGGAGGGAAGTGCAGTCCAAGGTGGCGCAGCATCCGTCCAGACTCAAGCAGCTTCTAATATTGCATTCATTAACCAAGCCGAAGGTATTCAACAAGGTATTGCTTCGGCGAACAGACGTGCATCTGATGCGGCAGGTACTGCACAGGCACTCGGTCAAGTGGCGGGGCTTGTGTCCTCGTTCTCAGGAGCACCTACTACAGGATAACTTATGGCAGAGATACCACAAAATGAATTCATAGTTCCTATGTTCGAGGAACAGTACGAATTAGACGATTTAGTTAGTTCTAACGAGAACATAGTGCTTCGTACAGCCGAGGCTAATAACGAGCTTGGTGGTATCGTAGCCCCTATCACTCAATCTGACCCAGACGAAGCAACAGCTTCCCTTATCTCTGGGGATGACACTGTTATTAAGGAAGCCGAAGATATCACACTATCTAAAGCTACTGAACGTGCAGAAGAGGTTATCGCACAGGAGCTTCGTTTATCAGAATCACCGGAACAGACTCTTGAAATCTTAGAGCGCGGTAAGGTATCTTTAGATAAGCCAATCAATATTGGAACACTCCGAGAGAACTACATCGCGACTAAGTTGAACCCTGAAGTGTCTGAACTAGACACAATCAGTTCACGAATCCAACGGGACTTAGTACTAGCTTCTGAGGTTGATAAGAACATCAATAAGGTTTGGGAAGGAAGTTCTTTCTTAGACGTGCTTGGTGACTTTGGTGAGTTAATTATCCCCGTATCAGGTGTTGTCGAAGAAGAGTACATCAAGTACGAACAAAGCATCGACAGCATATTAGATCAGGTTGCAAGCGCTCCTGTTGAAGATCAAGCAAGAGTTCTTCAAGCTGCTATTGATACTTGGATGGAATCTGAAACCCTCCTGTTAGGTAACAATAACTCCTTATTGACTGTAGACAGAATGGAGAGTATTCGAGAAGCTATCCTAGATGGTGGTCTTGGTCTTATCGAAGGTACAATGTCCCGAGAGCAAGCAGAAGACGCTATGTTCTCAGCCTTATCAGGAACTATCTTTGCGGGGGAACTGAAGGCTATAGGTGTCGGTGTAAAGGGTCTGTTCAAATTCTTAGGTAACAGAATCTTCCCAAGCAAACCAAGCACAGAAGTTGCCAAGATTGTGAAAGAAGGGGAGCTTCTTGATCCTGAAGTAGCCGAGGCACAACGAACAAACCTTCTCGACTTCCGTAAGAACTCTCGCGTTATTGATGCAGAGTACACAGTACGTCCAGAGAACTTTATCTCTGATAAGCAGAACGGCTTGAAAGAACTCACTGAGTCCGCGGGTTTGAAGACGGAAGATGCTACGGATCGAATGACACCCAACATTGAGGGTAACGAGTTCGGTTTTGGTAACGCCTATGATGAAGTTACCGAGATGAGTGACTTGGTCTTGATGGATGAGTCAGCAGTCAATGCAGGTATGAAGCGGGGTCGAGAATTAGAAGAAGTTTCCGGCAACAGCCTTAAGGTAGTAGACTCGGGAAGTACAATTGTCCGTAATGAAGATCCAGAATCCCTCGGTGATTTTGTATTCACATTCGGGGACTCTAACAAGAAAGGCTTCAAAACTAAGGAAGCCGCAGAACAGGCTGGTAAGTTTGGTTTCAAAGGTTTGGATTTCACAACCATCAAAACTAACGGACAGTACTTCAACAAGGTAACTGTTAAACACCAGTTCGATCCACGTAAGGACGTAACAGACTTGTACGCAGATATGCGGGGGACTAAGTTCTCTGGAATCAAATCGGTTGTTCTGGATCCATTACGTTTACTTGGTAAGGATGTCCTTGACGGTGTATTTGCTTTGAAAGGTGCTAACCGATCCAAGGTCACTGAACAGCTAAATAAGTTCAACCAATCCGTGAAGTCATTCGGAGCTACCAAGTCAGAGCATCTATCAAAGGCTTTGAAGTTCGGGGACGACAACGGTGTTGAGTTCACTAACAAACAAGCAATGGCTGATGCCTTAGGTATTCCAGCCAGTAAGTTGTCTAACAGAACATTCGAAGCGTACCAAGACCTCCGTAAGATTATGGATGATGTGTACGCCGTTCGTAATGATAACTTCCGTAAACTTAAACAGAACCAAGGCTACCGATTCATGGACTTCGAAGGGGATGGACACTTAGCCAAGCCTATTAACAAGTCTGAAGTGTCTGGTGATGTTATGGATGCCAGTACTAAACAGCGAATTAGTTTAGACGAAGCTGACGGCAGAATCCTAGTTCGCTTAGATGCTCCTGTAACAGCTTCTGACGGTAGTTTATTCAGAACCCTAGCTGTCCTACCAGATGACCTCAAGCAATTGCCTACACAGCTTCTACGGAAGCGTACAGGACATATTGATAGGTTCTATCGTGAAACAGGTTGGACTGTTAAGGTAAGTAAGACTAAAAACATTGACGGTGTAGATACTGTCGTTAATAACACAACACACATCCTTAAGAACAGAGACGAAGCGTTAGCCGCTCGTGCTAGGTTGGTTGAGGGAGGTGCTCCAGAAGATTCAGTACAGATTGTACGTTCAAGAGAGAACGATGATCTTGAGAAAATCTACGGAGACCCAGACAGTGTTCAGTTCTCATACGCAAGTACACATACTTTAAAACGTGGCGAAGCTATCAAGGGTTCAGACGGACTACAAGCTCCTGTACTAGATCCTCTTGAGAGTATCCAACGCAGTATGTACAGCCTACAGCGTGAGTACGATGCGAGCATGATCCAATCACTTAAGGCTCGATTCATTAACCAGTTCGCTCCCTACCTTGTGAACAAACAGGGAACTAAGTGGAGCAGTGACTTAGGTCAAATGATTGATGGCAAGAGCGTATCTAAAGAGGTTATTGGAACGGCAAAGAACTGGCACGATTACATCAAGGGTTTACAATCACTTGAGACCTCTCCGGTGTTTCGAGCCTTAGATGAAGCTATTGAAGAGATCTTCCCTAAGGTTAACTCAGACACAGCGAACGTAAGCAACATGTTACAGCGTCTGACATCGAACTTGGTTATCCTTGGTCGTCCTCTGTATCAAGTACCACAGAACTTGTTCCAAGCAACGTACATCGGAATACGTGAACCAATCCACGGGTCGAAAGCTGTAGCCCAATCTTCCTTCGTAGTTGCTCACATGCTAGACGATGCTATGGATGTGGGTATGTTGGCGAAGGTATTAGGTGTTGATCCAGCAACTGCTGAGGACTTCAAGAAGACACTGCGATCTTCGGGTCTTTGGGATTCTGTAGGACGAGCTGATGATTTCTTATCAATGGCTCAAAATGAGCTTACAACAGGTACATCCAACTGGATGAAGTTCTACGCCAAGAAATACGGTGCAGGTACGGTACGTGCTCCTTTTGAGGCTAGTAAGCGTCTTCAGGAAACAAGTATCAAATACGTCAACCTTTTGGCGTACTTAACTGAGTTCAACAAGCAGGTTGTTTCAGGTGGTAAGAAATACAACGCTGCCACTAAGAAACTGATCAGTGCTCGTGCTCAACAGTTGACCCAAACACAGAACGGTGTTAACCAGTTCAAATACCAGAACACAGGTAATTGGACATCATTGATGTTCCAGTTCATGCAACACACACATAAGCTGTTGTTAGATGTTGTCCTTGAGCCAACACTTAAGGCAGTAACTGGTAAACAACTTGGTGTAACATCATCGCCTTTTGCGGACACTCGTAAGGTAGCTATTGCAACAACAGCGGCTGTGTTCACACTGTTCGGATTCAACGGAATCTTTGGTGAGAATATAGGTCAGTACTTCTCTAACAAAATCAGAGAAAACACTCCTGACTTCGCTCAGAACCCTGTGGTTAAGAGTTACTTAGATGGTGGTACAATCAATACTTTCTTCAACATGGCATTGCTAAGTGGTGAGAAAGGTAAGGTTGATGTGTCGGGTAAGATTAACCCTGCATCCTTCATTGACAGCTTTTATGATTTCATACTGGCAGGAGGAGGTAGTGTAGACTTGCTAGGTGCTTCTGGCAGTACAATCGGAAGTGTCCTTGACGCAGGTAAGGCCGCTAAAGTTATCCTAACCAACCCAGTGATGGATACGAAGGAGAAGGTGTACACGACTGCCTTTGAGATTGCTGAGCTTGTGAAAGGTTTCAGTGATGCCGAGAGAGCATTCATTGCAGGCAACACGGGGACTTGGCCTTACGTAAGTACTCTGTCAGGTACTATGAAGGTTACTGAGGAAGAAGCTATCTTCGCTATGTTCAATGTGACCCCTAGTATGGTAGCAGACTTCTACAACAACAGAGCAAGTGGTGATTCTAAGAAGAAGAAAACTCCAGACTCAACTAAGATAGCCAAGGTGTTTGTTAAGGCAATGAACCGTGAGCTAGCCTTGAGGAAAGAGCAAGGAACTTTGAACACCATCCTTGATACTCTAGAAGTTATCGAGAAGTACAGCACAATGGCAAAAGCTTCTGTCGAACCTATGGCGTACTCAAGTGTTGAAGATACATTTAAGCGCTTCGGTATGGCACTAGACCAACCTACATACACTCAGTACATCAAACCTTACATCAGTAAGGAGACTATTGAGGATCGTAGAGAGGGTCTTGTGAGGTTGATGCAGATCGCTGAAACACCTGAAGCTAAGGCAGAAATACAAGCCGCTCTTGAACTAACTGATTTGATCATAGAGCAGACTAAACAAATCTATGGAGATGAATAATGGCTGAAGACTTTACTGGAACAGTCAGTGATCCTACTATCCAACCAGTACAACCTCTTCGAACTAACACAGGCAGTGACGTTACAGACGCGCTGTCTGCTGTCCAATTCGGTGTAGATTTGTACAGACGGTCTCAAGTACGTGATCAACAACAAGCCCAGCTTCAGATGCAAGCTAACTTAGGGAAGGCTACGGAGAATGTCCTAAAGGAGCAAGAAGCCCTAGTTGGGCAAGGGGTATCTGGAACTAAGCTTGAATTCAATGTGGTAGGGAGTATCGAGGAGCAAGCTAAGAAGTTCGGGGTCAATCCTCTTGACCTTCGCCGAAGTGTAGCTCAGTTCCGCGGTAAGACTACAGCAGAGCGTTTGATTGCTACTCAAACTGCTGAACAGAAGGCGGTTCTTGATGCCCAAGAGTCTCGTCGGAATGATGAAGAAGCTCTGTCTGCTAACTTCGGTTTTCTCCCACCAGACGAAGCTGACTTCAACATCCAAGACTTAACAGATAAAGAGCTTCATAGTAAGTTGCTTATCGCTAATGCTAACAAGAGTATCTTACAGGCACAGACCGACCGTGCGACTCTTTCCTCTGCTAATGCGAGAAGCACAGAAGCTAAGCGCAGTATCGATGTTCGAAACTTCTCCGATAACTTTATTGTCCAAGCATCTAATAGTCTCGGTCAGCAAATTGTCCAACAGGCCAGTGCGCTAGACCTATCTGACCCGAGTATGATTACAGAAGCTATTCGGGATGTGGCTAATCTGAAGGCGGACATGCCAGTTCAAATACGACAGGCTGCCAACAACAACGGTATCCAGTTATCTCGGAGCGAAGTTAACGCGATCCAAGAAGAGTTAAACCTAAAGTTGGACACGTTCACGAAGATGTTGAATCGCTCTGACATCAAGGATCTGGGGGACAACCTTGTTAAGCAACAAGTGTCGAATATTTTCCATACCTTACAAACAGGGACTCCTCAGCAACAGGTCGCCGCTAACAGTCTGATCATATCCAAGTTTGTTGGTGTTCCTCCTGAGCTGAACAGCTTCAACATGGCTCTTAAGACCGCGGCACAGACTGCTGTGACTAACAGGCTAAGCGATGCGAAGCAAATCCTAGATGATGGTATGCGCGCAGGTGTCCCTACTCCTAAACAATCTGAGTCAGCTTGGAACAACGTTAAACAGCAAGTGCAGGGTATGTTCAGTCCGCAAGTTCAAGAGGTTCCTGAGCAACACAAGCAGGTTGTATCTGAGATGCTGATTAAGAACTTCAGTGGCTCTCGAAGAGAACTTCAGGATCTCGTCAGCTCCGGCGGTTACAATACCCTACTGTCCGGTATGGCTTCAGATCAAGCTAAGGATGTAATGAGTTCAGATGATTTGGAAGAGATACAAGAGACTGTAGTTCCTGTGATGCAGGATGTAACAGCATCCGCTATCAGTTTGTTCATGCGCTCACAGCAACAAACGCAGTTCAGTATCGCAGGATCTACCGCTCCTGAACGTGCTAGTAAAGCCTTTGAGATCGACCCTGAGACACTTATGTTAAAGCCAAGAGGTACCTTGGTTCGTCAGACATCTCAGTCTCGTGGCTTGAATGCCATGCTTTCTAAAACACTTAAAGCACTAGAGAACATTGGATACTCTGAACAGGAGATCCGTCAGTTCAAAGATGATGTGTTAGAGGGTTTTGGTATCGTAAGAACACAAT